GACTCTTCAACGAGTTGCGTGATCGTGAACACGCTATGACTAAAGGTGAAAAAGGCCGAAAGAGTCGTGCCGCTGGGAAGAGACGCCAGCAAAAGACATTGCAGAAACGCATGTCAGAATTTGGGTATTAATGAAGGAAAAGTACGAAGAGGAAACTATAGTATTGAAAGAGCATGAGAATTTAACTAAGTCAATGACGCCATCTAGGCATCACCACCCAATTTCGTGGTATGTCAAATGGATTTCTAGTTGTATTCTGGTGCTTGGGATGATCGCAACCACAAATAACCTGTACCCCTATAATATGGTACTACAGTTTATTGGTTGCTTTGGATGGTTATGGGTCGCCATCATCTGGAATGACCGAGCATTAATAGTTATCAATGCAATTGCTGTTGCGATATTTATTAATGGATTTGTAATGTTCTTTAAAGGATAAAGAAAAATGGCTAAAAAGAAAATCACTGTTTCTACTGAAAATAATAATTGGGTTCAACCTAAGACTAGGAAGAAACGTAAACCTATGACTGAGGAGCAGAAGATTGCTGCCTCAGAACGACTTGCTATTGCAAGGGAGAAGAAGGTCGCTGCTGATCCTACTTATGGTAAAAATGCAATTCACAAGTCTCTTTGGGATATGCCCGATGCTGCTCAACTACACCCAGACAAGGTAAAGGGTTGGATTAAGACTCAAAAGGAACTTGCCTCTACAGAACGGGCTCAAGTTAAACAGAATATCAAGGGAGCTATCGCACGCCTTGGTAGTCATGATGGATATATAAGAGAGATGCAACACTATCTCAAACACGGTGATTGGTCTTCTATGTTCTATGGTGAGTATCAGCAGAATAAGATTCGTAATCGTTGTGTGGCACTTGGTTACTATTGGTATGGCCCAAACATTGGGAAACCTAAACGTGACGTTGGAACTTTCTACCCAGATTTGGGACTAGTATGGGAAAAAGATATGGATGAGTCTGAAGGATGAAAACCGAAGATGGTAAAAACATAATACAGGGGCCTTGGAAGAAGGGCCGCAAAGTTAAGTTGCCCGATCTTGAAGAGGTTGATAAGATCAGCGAAGACTTGTACTTTGCTGATGAACTGACTCAATCTCTGCTTGTTGGAATGATCCACACTATGGGTGAAAATGGTTTCGATGTTAATGGTAAACCATTTGTCCATAGTATGGGATTTCTTATTGAGGCGGTTAGGTCAACAGTCTATAAAGAACTAAACCTAGTCCACCCTCTAACTAAGCTAATGGAAGATTTGACAGATATGGAATCTGATAAGGATGAATTGTCAAGCAAGTTAAATGAACATAGACTTAGTGTAGTATATGATATAGTATCGTGGGAGCTTGATGGTGATGACCCCGAAGTTTCATAGACCATTTTCCCCAATGATAATGGAGTCGTGTGTTCCGAATAGATTTGTTTCTATTATTAATCACTCAGCAGACGGCGTATTGAATGATGAGAAGAAATCTGTTCAATGGGATTGGTCACATAAACTTGTGGGCAAAGTTAGTAAAGAAATACAAATACCTATTATGCCTGATGAGATCGAATATACAAAGACGATCATGAAGGAAGCGTGCTTAAGTTATCTAGAGAATTCAATAGAGAACAAAACTGATCATAATTGGAAAAGGGCTGCTGGAAATGCAAAACCTGAGCTCAAAAATATTCACCTGACTCAAAGTTGGGTAGTTAGTCAATTTGCAGGCGAGTATAACCCTTGGCATCATCACACGGGAGACTTCTCTGCCGTGATCTATCTTAAACTACCACCTAAGATGAATGAAGAGCACAAAGAAGATAACAAAGATCACTATCCAGCAAATGGATTGATCGAATTTATGTTTGGTGAGAACCAGACATTTCGATGTGACAATATTAAATTTAAACCAGAAGTGGGCAAGTTGTTGGTATTTCCATCATGGCTTAAACATTTCGTATATCCGTTCCATGTGTCGGGTGAAAGAAGGAGTATGAGTTTTAACGCTCATATACAGTTATAATATGATACTAGTTGATATGAACCAGATTTCTGTTGCGTCCGTGATGATGCAAATGGCGATGAACAAGACTAACGAACCAGATCATGGTCAAGTACGGCATATGATTCTCAATTCATTACGGATGTATCGTTCTCGCTTCCTGTCTGAATTTGGTGAGGTTGTGTTGTGTTATGATTCGAAACATTACTGGAGGCGTGATTACTTTCCAGAGTACAAGCATAATCGTAGGAAGGGACGAACTTCTGATAGCAAGGATTGGGACGCTATTTTTGATTGTCTAAATACTATTAAGGAAGAAATCAAAACGAATATGCCTTATAAGTTTTTAGAGGTGTATGGTGCAGAGGCCGATGACATTATTGCGACAATATGTTCTGAGTATGCTGAGGAGATTATGATACTATCTGGTGATAAAGATTTCATCCAACTACAGAAGTTTCCTAATGTGAAACAGTATAGCCCTATTACTAAGAAGTTTGTAGATGGCGAAAATCCAGAGACATATATAAAAGAGCATATCTTTAAAGGAGATTCTAGTGATGGAGTACCGAATGTACTTTCACCAGACAATACCTTTGTGGATGGATTGAGACAGAAGCCGATGACTAAGAAGAAGATCGAAGCGTGGTTAGATCATGATTTTGAAGATGTGGCACCAAATGACGAAGTTAAACGAAACTATCAAAGAAATCGTAAGTTGATTGATTTGAGTTACACCCCAAAGGAACTGTCCAGCGAGATACTTGAAACATATCGGGACGCTCCAAATGGAAACCGAAGTAAGATATTAAATTATTTTATACAAAAGAGGCTAAGCACCCTCACTGAATCGATAGGAGAATTCTAAAATGGCTAGAGAAAATAATGGTTACACCCCCCTTTATTCCGAAATCTTGGAAGAGGTGAGTAAGAAGAAGAGTAAGAAAGAAAAGGTACAATATCTACAGCTGCATAATTCAGATGCTCTGAGGATGATCATCAAAGCTTCATTTGATCCAAAGATCGAATGGTTGCTACCCCCTGGCGATGTTCCTTTCACACCGAATGATGCCCCAGAAGGCACTGAACATGGCAATCTAGCATATGAGTCCCGTAAGTTGTACCATTACATTAAAGGTGGTAACGGTAAGTTGACTCAGAACAAGCGAGAATCTATGTTTGTTCAGATGCTCGAGAATCTACATCCAGATGAGGCAGATATTCTAGTTGCTGCTAAGGATAAGGTTTTGCATCAGAAATACAAGGGATTGTCCAAAAACGTAGTTATGGAAGCCTTTAATTGGGATGATAACTTCATGGTAGTCGAGCAGGCTAAATATCCACAGACGCCTGGTGGAGCCAACGGATAATCTTTTTTAAAGTTTTTTCAAGTTTCCTTTAAAATCAATGACTTACAAGGTACGATTTTGCTTGACATTATCCTTTTAGTGTGTTACTATAAGGTATAATCAAGAGACAGAGACTTCTGGAGATGGAATCACCATCTAGGGCATGTGCCACCGCTAGTCTCTTCAAAGGAGATTTAATGAATAAAGTGATTGATGTAGGTTCTACCTTAATAGAAATCAATACTAAGAAATTAGGTGAAGCCTGTGGTTGGATTGGAATGATTCTAATCCACGGGGCGACTGCTCCTACTTCTATTTCTGTTCTAATGGGGTGGAGTAGTGCTCTTCCCCCTTTGAACTTTATATTGTTGATTTGGGCAGGATTGTTCTTGTTCTTAATTAGGGCAATTGTTGCTAAAGATGTGTTATATATGGTGTCCAATGCAATTGGATTTGCCCTAAATAGCTTGCTTCTTAGTTTAATTGCTTTTTCTTAGAGGTTTAAATGAACTATATTAATGTAGTTGGTGGAACGAAAACGGATAGGGCCCTTGCTAAAAAGGTCGCCCTATTCTGCATCAAAGAATTGATGCCAAGATTCAGTACGTTAGATATTGAGATTATGTTTACAAAATGTCTAGATGATGGTGCTTATGGCTTTTGCTACGGCATGGACACGGATCGTGAATTTACGATTGAGATAGACAAAAGAATTACAAAATTTAAGAATGGTAAGGTCAAGAAAAGTGGTAGAGATATCTTCATTGAGACGCTTTGCCATGAATTTGTTCACGTTATGCAGACTGCTAAAGGTCTGATGGTGGACAGGGTTTATCCTAAGAAATTAGGATATAGAAGGTTGTGGAAAGGTGTCGATCATACAAAAACGACATATAGCAAACAGCCTTGGGAACGTCAGGCATATAGGATGCAGGGCAAATTGGTAACAGACTTTAAGAAGAGTGAGAAAAAATGAGTAAGATGAAGAACTTTATGATGGACATGGAAGAGTTGGTAGATTGTGCTTTGATCGAAGGATCAGAGACTTTCAAGGAAGTTGGGAACTACGTGATGGCAAACTACAAGCCCATGTCATTTGTTGATCTTGAGTATTGCAAAGAATACTACAACAAAACCATCAAGGAGATGTAAATGGATATAGGAGCGCTAATCGCTGGACTGCTGTTTATAACACCAGTTCAGGCAGACATGTCTAACGTGAAGTCGGCACAATGTCTTGCTATGAATATGTATCATGAGGCTAGAGGACAAGGAGTTGCTGGCGTACTGGCGGTTTCTTTTGTCGTTCTAAATAGAGTTAAGGATAAGAGGTTTCCTTCCACAATATGTGAGGTTGTGAAACAAGGCCCTGTTAGGGAAAGTTGGAAAACTAGACAAACCAAGAATCCTAATGATGCCAAATTTTTTCCTATTAAGAATCGCTGCCAGTTCAGCTGGTGGTGTGACGGCAAATCTGATGTACCTAAAGACAAGGTAACGTATCAGAGGTTGCTAGCAATATCACAGGGAATAGTTGATAAAGACTATACCTTAGTTGATATAACAGATGGTGCTTTATTTTACCATGCTGATTATGTAACGCCCGGCTGGGCAAAAACGAAGGTGAAGACTGTAGAAATACAGGATCACATATTTTATAGGTGGGAAACCAAATGACATTTGATGAGTATCAAGAATTCGCTAGATCAACGGCAGTCTATCCAGAAGACTGTAAAGTAGTATATCCAACACTAGGTTTGTGTGGAGAAGCAGGCGAAGTCGCAGAAAAGATTAAGAAACATATGAGAGATGGCAGAACACTAGTTGGAGTAGGACTTGAACTAGGTGATGTGCTTTGGTATATCTCTGCTCTTGCAGATGATCTAGGGGTAACTCTAGAAGAGGTTGCACAGGCGAATGTAGATAAACTTCAATCACGTAAAGACCGTGGTAAGATAGGTGGCAGTGGGGATAATCGTTGAACGATTTCAGCGAGCATGCTCGCATGAGCCATTTCAGATTCATAGAAGAGAATTTGGATGTCAAAAACATCTTACAAGAAGTATTAGATAATCCTCAAGATTGGGATGTCGCTGGTAACATCAAGGGTGCTTCTGGAGACTTGAAACCGTATGGATTTCTACCATTAACGATGGCAGTGATTCGTGCAGCAGGCGACGATCCCAAAAATACGGAGTTACAACAGGACACTCCGTTGAGGGCAAAATATAAAAAGATAAGAAAGTTTCTTAAACGACATAAGTGTCAACAACACTCTAGGGCTGCCTTTTTTAAATTGGCGCCAGGAGATCAAGTAGGTTGGCATATAGATGACGGGACTTACTATCTAACTAGAGACAGATACCACTTGTCTCTACAAGGAACGTATCAGTATTGGGTTGGAGATGAACCTAATGTTGAAACAGCAGAACTTCATACTATTGAACCAGGCACATTCTTTTGGTTTGATAATAAGAAGCATCATCGTGCCCTTAATGTAGGGGATGTTGATAGAATTTCTTTTGTATTTGACGTACCTAAGAAAAAAAGTAACCCATAGTGACTTGACATATTATAGTTTCTGTGGTATATTAAGAACATCATAACGAATAGGAGTATTTTATGGTTTTAGGTTTAGCAATTTTTGGCGGCATTATCGTTGCCAATACAGCATTATATTTAATTGGTTCCATTTTTTGAACGTATTTTATTTAAATCGTGACCCTGTTATAGCTGCACAAATGAGTTGTAACAAACATGTGGTTAAGATGATCTTGGAGAGCGCTCAGTTGCTCTCCACAGCTCATCGTGTTCTAGACGGTGATGATTACGCCGACTTAGCAGGAATGTATAAGTTGACTCATAAAAATCACCCTACCAATATCTGGGTTCGTGAATCTGATAAACACTATGATTGGGTGTACTCCCATATGATAGGACTCATGCAAGAGTATACGTATCGCTATGATAAACATCATGCCACTGAGCGTCTAGAATTTGCTCTCTCTAACTGTCCAGATAACATCCCTGTCGGAGACTATCGTGATCCGCCCCAATGTATGCCTGATAATTGTAAGGGAGATGACACAGTTCTAGCTTATCAAACTTACTATATAGTAGAGAAATCTGGGTTCGCACAATGGAAAAGACGCAGACAGCCGGAGTGGTTTAATGAAGACAGCAAGAGAATCCTATTGGGATTACATGGGAAGAAGATTGCGTGAAGATAGAAAAGAACGTGGTGAAGAACCAATGACGCCGAACATGACTGATATGGCAAACCTTACAGAATCGTATTATAATGTTTTGAAACGTACCAAAGAACTTAGTGACAGGGTACACGATCTAGAATACAAAGTCCGTACAATGGGCGGCGATTCTAGACAATTAGAATTAAAATTTGGAGATTAAGTTGCCTACCTATACATTTATTGACGATTCCATCAAAGATGGAGAAGAGTGGGATGACTTCATTTCCATGTCTGAGAAAGAAATTTACCTCGCTGCAAACCCCAATATAAGACAGGTCATAAAACCTGTAGCTCTGGTTGGAGATCATATGATGGGCGTTGGCCCTAAGACTGATGGAGGGTTTCAAGAGAACATGCAACGTATCAGTGCCGCTCATCCAGGCAGTCCATTAGCAGACAAATTTGGCGGTAGCACTGAGACACATAAAAATATTAAACTACGATCAGCTCTAGACAAAATGAAAAAGAAAAAAGGAATTACATAATGGCATCTAAAAAGAATAAAGAAATTCAAATTGGTAGTCTGCTACCCATTAAACCTTTAACAGAATCCCAAGGTACAGTATTTAAGACTTGGAAGAAAGGTTTGAATCAATTCCTTTTTGGGTGTGCTGGTACGGGTAAAACATTTGCTCCGTTGTACTTGGCATTGAATGATGTGCTTGATCTAAAGACTCCTCAAGACAAGGTGATCTTGGTTCGATCTCTTATTCCCACACGTGAGATTGGTTTCTTGCCTGGCGATGAAGAGGACAAGGCCGCCCTGTATCAAGTACCGTATCAAAATATGGTACAGTTCATGTTTGAGCAACCTAACGAACAGGCATTTAATAATCTATATGATCGCCTCAAGGGACAGGGTTCTCTCTACTTCCTATCAACTTCTTTTCTAAGGGGGTTGACATTTGATAATGCAATCATTATAGTGGATGAATGTCAGAATATGAACTTTCATGAGCTAGACACAATCATTACCCGTGTAGGTAAAGATTCTAAAATTGTTTTCTGTGGTGACTTCGATCAGACTGATCTACAGCGTACCAATGAACGTAATGGTCTACATGACTTCTTACGTATCCTTGAAGAGATGGAAGAGTTTAACTGTACTGAGTTTACAATTGGAGACATTGTACGCTCGGGTTTTGTTCGTAGTTATCTTATCAACAAAACCAAACTAGGAATAGGGATGGAATAATGGACTTAGAAAAGTTACAAAAGCAACTAGAAATTGACGAGGGCGTTAAATATGAAATTTATAATGATCATCTTGGGTACGCTACTTTTGGTGTTGGCCATCTCGTATTGGAATCCGACATGGAACATGGACTCCCAACAGGTACGGGGGTTTCAGAAGATAGAGTTAATGAGGCCTTCAGATCGGATTGCGAAAGTGTCTTGTCTGACTGCAACATCCTTTACGAAGACTTTGAAGATTTGCCAGAAGAAGTTAAACAAATAGTGGCAAATATGATGTTCAATATGGGGCGTCCTCGCTTATCCAAATTTAAGGGTATGAAACGTGGTGTAGATGCCCAAGATTGGAACGCAGCTGCTGATGAGATGGTAGATAGCGGTTGGTATAAACAAGTAACTAATCGAGCAGATCGACTAGTGGATAGAATGAGGAACGTATGAGTGAAAATGTAACACATCGTGTCAGTGAGAAAGTTTGGGATTATGATGCAATTGATGCCCAGCGTAATGAAGAATGGGGTGGCATCCATAAACTCGTAACAGATCATGCCGTAGAGAAGCGTGTAACAGCAGAAGAGATTGCTAAACGAAACTCTATATTTTACAACCATAAAGAGATTAATAAATAATGTTCAACCATTTAAACGTGGAGTTGCCTCCTATAAGTGCAACAACAACAGACGGTGTACGCCTTTATGAGACACCAGAGGGTAACAAGTACCCA